TTTAAATCCGTTTATTTTATAAGTTGATTCATTCCAACTTCCTTCTAGCTGTTGATATGTACTCCCTTTAGTTGAAATCATTTTTGTTGACTTCATAGTAAAAGTGTAATAATCCCAATCACCCCATTGATTAAGCCAACAAAGTCTTATAGATTCATATCCTTTAAGGTTTGGACAGTTTAAATTAATAGTGTATTTTTCTGATTGAAGTCCTAAAGTATTGTTGTTAGCTTGAACTGTTATATATCCTCCTTGAATAGTTCCTGCTGTAACTAAAGCATTAAATGTTGTACTCCAATTTCTTAAATTAGCAGGGAAGCAACCGAAATACAACAGTCTATTTTCTGTTAAAGTACCTAAAGAAGCAAAAGCACCATTCGCTATATCTAAAGTTACATCCTCACCGCCCAATGACCCTCCTGAACTATTATAGTATGCTAATTGTATTTCATCCACTAAATCATTTACTTGAAAAAAAGCTAAAGTTCCATAATCTTCTAAATTTGCGTATTGTGTAGTTGGTGCATTAGTAAGCATTCTCTTTGTACTACCTGTACCTACATTAAAATTGGAAAGGTCATAACCAAAGTTTCCTGTTGCATCTATATTTAATACATCTGTATATTTTAAATAACCATTGAATACTTTGTATGAATTAGAGTCTATAATATCTGTAATTATTAAATCTCCGAATGTAGCACTAGCAGGGTCATTATCTAAGTATTGTATTTTAAATCTTATAAACAAGTAACGCATAGAATTTAAGTTGCCTGAATATTTATCAATTAAATGAATAGGGACATTTGTTCCTACTGTATTAACTGCTAATTTATATGCACTTCCAACTCTTGCTAAGTTATCTGTATTTACAAAGCTTTCTATAATAGGTCTGAAATCAAACATTCCAACTCCTGCGTTATTTGGAGTAGTCTTAAATGTTCCTACAATATCTGTTGAAGTATTTGGATTAGGTGGGTTTCCTGAACTTATATGAACTTCAGCAATGAACTTCACATTTGTAAATGAAGAAACTACTGAAGTATTTGATACTGTAAAAATTACATCTTGTCCTACAGGAAGTGTATCGTATAAAGGATGCTGTTCTATTAGTGTTGCCATTATTTTACTGTTGTTAAACTGTTAATTATATCTTCTTTTACGCTTCCTAGTAATTCTTTACCGAACTGTTTTAATCCAAGTCCTAAAGGCTTTTGAAAGAAACTTATACCTTGTATTCCTTTACGCCCTATACTTCTAGCAATTAAGAATGTTATTGTCTTACGCTTCATAAACTTACCACTTGCATCTCTTGGAGCTATACCTTTTCTTACTACCCACTTATCCAAAGCCTTGCTTGGTGGTTGAGAATGTCCTTTACTATTCTTGTAGCTATAAGGACTTTTTATAGTTTTACCTTTATAATCTTTAAAACTTCTTTTAGTCTGTGTTCCTGAAACTCCTTTATCTACGAATTGACCATAGCTTGACATATAGAATTGTACCGTAAAACCATCAGGAGTAGTTATGACTTCAAACTTAATCGAATTTTCTAACTTAGTATCTCCTCCTTTTTTAAAATTAAGAGTAGTTTTAGATTGAGCAACTATTTGTCTTCCGAAGCTTTCTAAGTACCTTTCTATATTGTCAGTGTCCACTATTCTAAGCCAACAAATATTTCAACTCTAGCTGTAACAGCTGTTGTTGGTTTTACTTGTAAAGAAGCTAAGTCTTGCATAGTTCCAAAACTAGGAGTAGTGTCTTCTTCAGCTAAAGCTAAGTTAGCACCCTGACAAAGAATATGAGATTGTCCTGCTGTAAGTGTCACTTGGTAATTTGTACCTGATGTAACTACTGCTAGTTCAATGTCTACAGCTGTTTCTAAGTTTGTCACTCTAACGTATTTAGTTTTCGCTACATTGATTGCTCCTGCTGAAGTTGAAGGTAAGGTATCAAATACTGCTACTGTTGTTGCTACTGATGCCGTACAGGTTACTATCCTCTCAAATACATCATTGATTCCTGTTGTTGTTACTGAATTAACAGAACCTCTAAGGCTTCCATTAAGTGTTACTGTTTCTGAGATTGTTGTTACTAAGTCTGCCATAATTTTATAAATTAATTGTTATTTTAAATTTTTTCCATCCTATTTCTATTTTCCATCTACCTATTTTGAACTTCAACATTAATAACCTGCTCCTTTTGTACTTACAGGAATATCACAAGTTTGGAAGTCGTTCTGCACTAATACTCCAATATTAAATACCCAACCACAGCAAAGATTGTCAAACCTCTCGGAGAAAGGCTCAATAGTGAATTGGTCTTGTGTAAAGTATAAAGGAAAATTAATATCATTAACACCTTGTAAAGATTGCCTTGAACTATGTCTAAGCATACCTATGAAGTCGGTTACTATTTGTAGTGTTTCATTAAATACATCTTGTTCATTGCTTAAAGTTTTTACAAGCTTTGTAAATTCATTATTTGTTGATGATACTATTTGGCTTCTGTTAGTTTTCCAATTATCCTTTTCCGTTACCATATCCATAATAAATATTTGGAAGTTATAGACCAGCTGACTATCTCCTGTCGTTACTGATGTAGGGTTGATGTGAAGCAAAGGAAACTTCTGCATCTTTTCCAAGTTTATGTCAAATATATCTCCAACTGAAGTTGATTTTATTTGCCTGTGGTATTCCCCTAATCTAAGTAAGGTGTTAACTACGTTATTGTATGTCTTATTGTTAACCATTTCTTTTTACTTTATTTTGTGATTGTAAATCTGTTTCATAACTTAACCAAGTCAAACATTCTAAAAGACTCAGCTTTGTAATTGTTTCTAAATTACTAATATTTTCTCCGCATAATCTGTGCATCACACCGAACCATCCCCATTTGCTTGAAAAATCTTCACTAGCTACTGCGTCTTCGTTTCCTTCAGCCGATCCATCGAAAATGATAGCAAAATCTCGGACAACACCTTCCCTAAAGTGTAAAAAAAAACCAATGCACTTTGCACTTGTTCCGCTGACATCTGTTTCATTTCTTCTGCTCTGAGCCGTATATCCCCATCATACGAGTCAATTATGTATATATCATTCTTCTTTAATTTTATAGGACGATAGAGTACAGCCATTAATTCAGGAAGGTTTGTTTCTATTCCGTTCTTTATGAACTGTTCAATGTCTGCGTATTCTCCTAAACTAATACTATCTAAGTCTGGATGGAATCCGTATTCAACACCATTAATCTCTATCAGTCTTTTAAGTTCAGTTCCTTGTTTAGATTGAAGTTCTCCTATCTTACTCATTATAACTGCAACATCTGATAAGGCTAGTTCCTTTACTAACTTCTTAGGAATGTCTGATAGTGCTGCTATTGTTTCTGTAGCTTCTTCTGTCTTTGTACCTGTTTCAAAGTCAATTAGTTTAAGCCAGGTAGACAAATTAACATCTGACCAACTATTAATTAGCTTGAACTCTTTTACTTTGCCCTCTTTTTTAATTTTAACTTTCATACAATATATAATAGAAATTAGTTGATTTTAGTTTACTGAACGAAATACCTACCTGCGTTTGGATTGTCTAGGTGATAGATTACATTATATCTTATTCCGTCTATTGCGTGATTATAGTTATCTACATAGAGCTTAGAACCTTTATCTGCATAGACATAGTTGTTTAACTCTTTAGCTATGTTCGTTGATTCAGGACTTACAATAAGTTGATAGTCTTGCATCCTAGTTATACCACTTTCAATAGTTCCTTTCTTAACTGCTTTAATGTTTACTCCTAAGTGCTTTAAGTCTGCTATTAGTCTAGGCTCAGCTGAATCTGCTATGATTAATTTACTATCTACTTTGTCAAGTATTATCTTAGCAAGCTCTTGACTCTTTAATCCATTACGATATAGATGTTCCTTTAAATAAATCTTCTTATGCTTCTTGTCTATTGCTACTTCAGTTAAAGAATCAGGGTCAATACTAAAACCGAAATCCATTCCACAAGAAGTCTGTAATTCATCAGGATTAAATTCTCCAATTGACCAATTCTCAAAGACTACTCCTTCTGCCTTTGCTAACCAACCACCGAGAATCTTATGCTGATACTTTTTAAAGTTGTTATGCTTTATGCTCTTAATACGTTCTAGGAAGCTCTCTGAGAGATTAACTTCATTGTCTAGGTATGTACTATGTATATAGCATACATTGTCTTTAACGCCATTAAAACCACCTTCAATTCCTTTGTCCTCAAAAAACCTCTTGTATATCCAATGTTCCTTAGTTACAGGATTCAATACTAATATGATTCTATTCTGTACTTTCTTTTCTCTTATACTTAAGTCTATTGTATCAAAGATGTTTTCGTCTACAAGTTCTTCAGCTTCATCAAGTACCCAAGTGCTTATACCTTGTAATGACTTTAGACTAGCAGTCTGATTACCTGCTGATGTCTTTATCCCTCTAAATAGAATGTCTGATTTGTTTCCTAAGTTTATTACCTCTGCTTTGTTTACGCTAAAGGTATTTTCATATCCTAAGAGTCCTATCTTTTCTAAGAACTCAGGAATGATTGATAAGTGTGCTGATGTCATTGTATAACGTGTGAATAGGACTCTAACATTCCTAGACATAGTTAAGAGCGTTAGAAAGACTGTAACTGCAAAAGACTTTCCTGAACCCCTACCTCCTGTTATAATAAAGTATCTAGCATCTGACTTAAAGAGTGCTGTGTATTTGTCGCTAAGATTCAGAGCTTATAAAGTTTATTAAAGGTACGTTAAGACTTTCATCATTAGTAGTTACATCAACTCTTTGCTGTGGTCGTCCATAGAAGTATTCGAAGAATAACTTTACTGCCCATTGTTCTTTACCCTCTATTCCTTTTTGTAATGCTTCAAGTGCTTTGCCATTCATAGGCGTTAAGTTCTCTATTAGCTTTTGTTCTTCCCCTTTACCTTTACGTCCTGCTCCTTCTCTTTTTCCTCCGTGTTCCATTTTGAAATAATTTGATTAATCAAGTGTTAATATATAATAGAAATTACTCGTATTCATTTGGTAGCATTAATCTAATACCTAAGTCAGTCATTGCCCACATTCTTATTTGGTCTGCGTATATCTCAAAGGCTTTGCTATCCATTCTAGCAGTAGACTTAACTACTTGGATTCCTACATTCCTATCGTTTACTTCTATACTATTCCATTCACTTGAGAACTTGACCTTTAGTAAGTCGTGTATTTCATCAGGAAAGTAGCCTAGTTCGTTTGATAATGTCTGTACTATACAACTCCAATAATAGTTATTCTGCATATTGCTTCTTGTGTTTCTTTGTTTCTTTACATCTACTAAATAGTCATTACCTAATTCCTTTAAATAGTTTATTAGAGTTTGCTTATCTTTATCACACTTAATAACGAACTTCATTAGTCAAAGGATTCATTGATCCCTCTTTCTCCGACTAACTTTTCTTTAGCTCCTGCCCATAACTTATCTCTGTTCTTAGTTAGGCTAGGCTCTGTCCTTTGTAAGGTAGGTATGCCTTCTGTCGGTACACTATCCATATAAAGACCGCATTCACACTCTGCTTCCTTTGCAACCCAAGCTCCATCTCTGTGAACTATTGTAGCCTTTGATAGTTCTCTAGTGTTTCCACATTCGCAAGTGTATAGTGTCATCTCTTTAGTTTATCAAGTTCAAACTCTAAATGATTAATTGCTTTCTGTATGCACTCAATCGGAGAGTCGTGTTTCTTTTCTGCTCTTAGTAGATAAGTAACTGCCGTTCCTAGATTGTAAGATAAGTCAAAGTCTTCAATAACTTTACGAGCTTCTATCTTATATCGTCTTCCTATGTAGTAACTTGGTATTCTATTGCCTTTCATTTATCCTATCATTTTCAAGTCCTCCTGTTCTAGTTACTACTTTATCCATTTTCCAAAGTAGCTTTTCTTTTGTTCTGTTCTTTACTCTTGTTTCTATTATACTCATAAGTATAACTACGAAAAAAAATATTGCTGTAAAGATTCCTATTAATGTAAATATCATCATTTTGTTAAAAGTTTAAGTAATTGACTGCTAGTATAAATTCTATCATCTCCATCATAGTTTTCATATATACAGGTAAAGTTGTCATCTTTCCAAGTCCACAAAGCCCTGACATTCTTTTTGATATTATCTTTTAATATCCATTTAATTGTTTTGTATGTTCTTTTTTCTTCCATAGTTTAATATCCAAATTCTTTGCAGCGTTCATCTTGCTCTGTTAATTATATTTCTTTTAGTTCTTCTTTTATCATAATTCTAATGCCCTTATTAGTGAGTGGGTCTTTACTCTGTTTATTTTAATATTAATTTAATCTTTTGCCAAAATGTCATTTGTCTATAATCCCAATAGAAATTAATCGCTTGTGGTACTCCACTTTGGAAACAATGGATTTTAGTTGCCGCCTCTTCATAATGTTGTAAAGCATCTTTTCTTAAATCTTCTAATGGTGTTTGGTAAGTACGTTCTTTCATAATTCTATTCGCCCATTTTAGTGAGAGGGTCTTTACTCTTTATTTTAAATTTTCTTTATTTCTTTATAAAAGTTGGCTGAATCTTCTAAATCCTTTTTAATTTTTTCTTTTAAATACTTCCCCTCTTTTATGATAACAATAGCAAATAAAATTACTAATAATATTTGAACTGTTATGTATGATTTTATCACTATATCCATAATCTATCGCCTGTATTAGTTGAGAGGACTTTACTCTTTTAATTCTCTTTTAAAATAATACCAATAAGTTTCTGTTATTAGATTAGTTTCTTGTATTTTAATAACTCCTGTCATTTGCCATCCATCATTACCCATCATATTTAATTGTTCTTCAGTTGCATTTGAAGGGTAAAACTTTTCTATTGCGTATTCATATTTCATATCTATTCGCCTATATTAGTGAGAAGGACTTTACTCTTTGTTAATCTTATTCATATCAATTGCTAATCCTTTTGGTATTAATCCGAATACATCAAAGTGGTATTGTAATAATAATTTATAAAAAGCTAATGATATTTCTTCATTAATTATTGCTTGGTAACAATCTTTTTCCGAATTATAAAAACTCCAAGCCAACATATTGCCATCAAACCCTTTTAATTGCTTTGATAAATCAGATAAAGGTCTTAGTATTGGTTCGTATGTAGAGTAATCGCAATAATTATCATCTAAATGACGTCCTACCATAGTTTCTACTTTATAAACCAATTCAGATTTAGGATTATCTTTATTACACCTTTTCCATTGCAAATCATAAGGCAAATAAGGCGCTAAGTATTCTATTTTCATTTTCATAATCTATTCGCCTATATTAGTGAGCAGGGCTTTTCTCTTTGTTATTTAAATTATATATTTCGTTTGCTTTTTCTATTGCTCCAATTCTTGCGTGCGTTCTGGATTCATATTCGTTGAATAATGGAGAATCATCTGATGGTCTTAAAAACAAAGAATTTATTACGCATCCCTTTAGTATATGGAATCCTATTCTAAAACTTTTAACTCCATTTCCCCAATTTGGTATTTCGGTTACATAAATATCCACACTATCAAAGAAGTCTACATACACTCCGTATTGCATTGATGGAGTTATAAAACTATCTATATTATCTATTTCATTTAAAAACTTTAGTCTGTCTGAAAATTTAACCTTCAAAACATTAGCCAAATATCTCCAAAAATCTACTTTACATTTTCCTGTTAAATTCATATCTTTATTTATTTAGTGAGAAGGTTTTTACTCTGTTAGTTTAAATTCTTGATAGTCAGTAATTATAATACCACTATCTGCATTTAAACCTTCATACCAGTCTTTCTTATCAGAGTACCATTGTATAAATTCTTTTAATTCATTAATAAATATTTTCTCTTTAGTTTCTTTATCTAATATTCTCCACGTTACTATAACCAATGGAGTCCAAATATAACCCTTAATATAAATTCGTTTATAGATTCTTCTTAGCCTACCTCCTGACGCTCCGTTGTTCCAATTTTTAAAATTTAATGTAATTGTTTTCATAATTCTATTTCGCCTATAATTAGTGAGAGGGACTTTACTCTGTTAATTTTTTAATTCTATCTGATATTATTTTCTCAATTTCTTTTTCAGCTTCCTTCCTTAATTTCTTCTTCTTCTTTCTTGGGGAATTAGTGTAATTCGTTGGAATTAAACGACCCATTATGTCTATTGGTATTGTTATCTTCATTCTATTTTGTCTTTTAAAATCGTGAATAAACAAGACATATTATATGCAATTACATTCTTTTGTTTACTTTTCACCTTATTATATTTACTTACATATACTTATTGTATTGGGGAGGAAACCACTTCCCCCCCTTTACTACACAGGTCTGAAAAATTAAAAGCTTTTAGGTCTTACCCTTTATTGATTAATTGTTTCCTGTGTATTCTTTATATATCTTTTTTATTCCATCAAAGCAAGCAGCTATACAAGAACCACAATTAGTTCCTGTTGAGTAGTTCGTGTTATGCAATACGTTGTATATCTCAATCATAGATTTTTTTGCCGTTTGGTCTTTAGCTCTACCTGTTTTTAAGTCAGGCCATAAAGCAATTATCTCTGCTATTATTTCTTCAGGTATATCTGTTCTAACTTCAACTTCTGTAGTCTTGCTCCAATACTTCTGTGGACATTCTTGACTTGCTATTCTAGCTTTTACTTTCATAAAACATAAGCACCTCTTACATTGTCCTGAAGGCTTAAAGTAATAGACACAAGACTTACAAATGCTTATCCTATCTTCATATATATCTTTACTTACAAAAAACTTATTCACTTAACTTATATTTTAATTCAGTTCTTACTTTGTCTATTGTAGTGTATAAACTATTCCTACTTATGCCAGTCTTTTCAGCGAGTGAGTCTAATGTATTTCCCTCGTAATAATAAAGCTCAAATACTTTCTTATCGTACCAAGTAAAGCCATCCAAAGCACTATCTATCTTTTCAAGGCTAGTCCATTGATAACAACTAGTTATTTCGTTAGGCAAGTTGTAAAGATGCTTAGATGGTATTGTTTCTCCTGATTCCATTTCATCATAAGTAACAGCACTTGTTAAACTGTCTATATGTGTGTAATACTTCTTGTACTTATAATAGTAATTACTTCTAGGACTTGTCAAGGCACGTCTTAAAGC